GTAATGTTAATTGAATTAATCAATTTTCTTAACACTTTCGTCAAGTATTTCATCGAATGTTTTAAGCATCTCATCTTTTGTTGGGATAGTGTCTTGTAAAAGTGTATCGAAATCCAATCCTTTTGGGTCTAATATAAATGGGTCTCCATCAACAAATTTTTGGTGCATTTTATCAAACACCTTGAAAGCATCTTCTAATAAACTCATAATGCCTCCCATTCCATAACCATCCCAAGTTCATCTGCTAATTCTTTTTGTAATTGAGCGAAGTCACCACTAATCTTCCTCGTGAAATCTTCTTGAGCTTCCGCTGCTATCTTTCGCCACTCTTTCCTTGATTTTTTCCAAGCCTTATCGTATTCGTCCAATGATATTTCTTTTTTAAGGTATCTACTCTTAAAGACTTCCCTTTTTGCAACAACGTCATCCAGCTTTGATTTCCAAACCAATCCATCGTCAGTATTTCTCAACCATTTATTGACTGCTCTTTTACCTAAATGTTTTGTCCTTAACGTCTTAAAGGCACTTCTTATTTTTCCCGAGTTAGGCCAACCCACTCCAGCTTTAGGTCTAATCTTAAATACAACAGAGCCGAGACTTGAGTTTGGAGCGATTGCCCTTATTTCTTTGAGTCCCAATTCTCCTGCAAATAGAATATCGCCCAAACTAAAGGATAAAGAATTTGGGTGATTGTGTGTAAAAATAGTGTTTTTTGTATCAATATCAGATAAATCTTTCTTTGTTATATTAACGTGGTTCTTTGTTCCTTTTCTTCTGATTAACTCATTTCCTTTGGAGTCCATAAGAACTCCCATTTCTCTTTTATTCCCTGTTGCTTTCAGTATTGATTTTTCTATGGTTTTTTTCTTTTGAATAAAAACATTTTTGTCACCCTTCACCAATGGCTTATCAAGATTCTCGTCTTTATATCCTACGGGCAATAATTCGCAGTCGCAATTCGTGCCACATAAACTGAATCCAGAACCAGGTAATCCCAATAATTCAAAGAACTCCATCGTTCCAGTTTCCCCATGTTTCTCCACACAGTCTGGACATGATTTGCCTACTGATACCCATCGAAATCTATCTACACCGGCATCTTTAAATTGTCCGTTTGCACTTCCATTGGATGAAAGTTTGATCGCATTTTTCACATTGTTTTTAATTTTATTTCTGAACGTACCGAAAAGTATTCCACCTTCTTTTAAATCGCTCAGAAGCGTTTGCTTAATTGCATCTTCCGACATACCCGCAAGTTGCATATTGACGATTGCTTCTTCAATCGTTAATGCGGTAATTGCTGCGGATGTAGTGATTTGATTGGCGACTGTTATTTGAAGATCAGGCACGTTTAATTCGGTCCTCTATTCTTAATTCAACCATTCTCATAATATCTCTGATAGCATCCTTACTGATACCAAACCATTCACGTTTCGGTAGTCCAGGATGATTTACGCTGGAAGCATTAACCCATCCATCTTTCGTAATAAAACTCAATTTTTTTGCCCTCTTTGGTGTGATGGTGTATGGTTTTGTTCCTTCATTGTGATAAACACCAATTGATTCCCTGTCTTTTGCTACTGAAATAATCGTTTCCTGATCTGTTTTCTTTGCTTTTTTTGAAAGATAAGGACCACGTCCGCCAACACCCTTGACCGAACCCCGTCCAATCATCCGCCCCGTATCGTATAAAGCACGGGAAGGATCACTTCCGCTTTTCGCCGCAATTGTATTAGGACTTAATGGTTTAATCGTTTTCCCATTAATATCAAGACCGCTTTGATTCTTTTTCACAATATCCTTAACAACCATTCCGCCGGCCAGATTCAACTCTTTGGTTAAATCCAATGATATTTTGTTCAAATCAAAATTCTTTGTGATTGTAATTGTCCGTTCAGCCACTTTTCTTTAGCACCTCTTTAGCAAACTTTTCACCCTGTTTTGCACCCTTCTCTATTTCGTCCACGTGTTCATTCAAGAAAGACAGTCCGAGACTTAATAAATATCCTTTGGGATTCTTCAATAGTTCATCCATATCAATTGATGGCAATATGCTATCAGCATTCTGAATCACCTCATCTTGCAGTTTATCGATTTTAGCGATGTGATTAAGAACCAACTGTGCCAAGTCTTTTCAATCCTTCAAATAATGGTTGTTCCGGTTGCTGCGCTTCGGCTTCGGCCTGTTTGCTTTCATCTACCCTGGCCATAAGTTTCTGCAAATCCTCATCGGTTATGTCCGGGTTGTAATGCTTGATCAAATCTTCACGGCTCATTAAACCTTTGGCCATCATCCATTCTAAATGTTCCCGTTCTTCTTTCGGGCTTTGGGGAAATTCTACTTCAGCGAAATCCACCGCATAATTTTCACCCATATCTTTGCCTGTATGCACGCGAATAATCTCCCGATCCACTTCATATCTTTCATGTTCCCAGTCCTTCCATTTCGGGATATCGCTTATACGGGATTCTAAATTTTCCATTTCTAATATCCGCAAGGCCACCCCGCTTGGTGCATTGCCGGATTCATCCCACTTGATACGCAAGTGGTTATTGATCGCCGTTTGATTGGCAAATCCTTTTACGACTTCCATCATTTGTCCCAGATTAGCAGGACTCGAAACGAAAGAAAATGAACTGTCAGGCGGCATTAATAAAACGCGATCTATCCCTAATTTCATGTGTGTCGCTTCTTCAATCCCCGTTGCCACAGGTTGCCCGAATGCAAAACGTGTAGCCAGGGCGATTTCCGTATTGGCGATTCCAATCTGTACGGCAGCACGGATCACATCGCTGGCGGATGAACTGTATTCAACAAAGGTCACCGGGATAATGCCGTATGGATTAATATTATCCTCATTCACTTGGATAACACGCCCGGCCTGGTCATATTTCCAATGCTTCCCCGGTACACCATCCCTTTCCTCAGACCAATATACGAATATGCGGTTGTTCTTATGGTCACGGCCAACTTCATAAGACACAGCAAACGGTTCAGACCCCCCCTCCCCGTCTAAATAATACCGCCTTTGAATCCAGGTGGTGTGCTATTATGTTATAATCATCCGCCTGTTCATCGCCGATCATCCGTTTGGGGGCGTTCTTATATATCATATTCCTGGCCCGGGCGAAACGAGGGACGTGTTTACTTGGGAAGACTGGACATTGTTGCATCGTAGTATCTGAGAACCATTGTTCGATATGCTTGTCCACGTTCCTGTGATAATAAAAGTCTAATGCGGTAGCACGTTCCGCATCCTCTTTTGCTTTTAAGCCGCTTTGCGCTTTCCGAATCGAATCAAGTACGATCTGTTCGGATAGGTCCGGCAAGACTACATCATTAACAGTCATGCGCTATACATCCATTCTTTGTAAAATTCAGTTGGCAGCTCTGTCTTTGTACTGCGTAAAATTTCTTTTATCTCCCGTTTCATCCGTCTATCAACAGCCTGGCCGTAAATCAATAAGCATATAAATATCACATTGAACATCAAAGACAGTCCAAGTATGAAGGCTACCAAGTAACACTCTCCATAATTCTACGCCTTGCGGGCATTAACCGATTGATCCCGTACCCGATTGCATCGCTCGCATGAGATTGGGTGCTGTCGCGCTTATCTATATCATTTCCGTACCATACGTTGCGTTCAAAGTCCATGATTAGATTCGGGCAGTTCTCACAAGAGAAGTTGCCATCACGGATCAGCTTATTAACAGAGTTCACACGTTCACGGACAGGGGGGTTGGCTTTCGGTGCTGATATGGTATAACCTGGATGGTCTCTTATTATTTGATGATCTGATGCAACTGCCGAAGAACGCCTTGCAGATCCCGAGCTATCCGGAAATATCTTGGCTTCCGGGTATCGCTTCACCAACTCCTCGACCATATCATAGGTGGTTGCGTTCTTTAGTCTTACCTCATCGAACACGTGTATCCAGTTCGGTCCTATGTAAAATATCTCTGAACTCATGGCATCCACGTTGAAATCCATCGAGATTCCAATAGGCAGGTTCTCATTCTTTAGGTCTGGCCGTTCAATCACGTGCTTCTGTCTGTCGAAGTCTTTATACACCCGCCCTTGAGTAAGATTAACAAATTTCCCATGCACATACGCTTCAATCTGTTCTTCTGAATAGGCTTGTAATAGACTTTGCTTGTAATCGTCCGGGAGATAAGGATTGTCTAATGTGGAAGCCTGGATAACGCCAATATCCATATCGGGATCGTTAGCTATAACCCATCCCCAATTAAGACTCTCTGGCGTTCCTGTAAGATATATCTGTGACTTCTTGGCTTCCGGGTGGCGTACACGGGCAATCATCTGTTCAAACACCTCACGCTTTTGTATAAACGGTTCATCTATAACCGCCCATCCTATGTTAGGTCCACGTAATGAATTGGGCTTGTCTCCAGATCCAAGCCATAGTTTGCCGCCCCAGTTGTGGAATATAAATTCTGACCGTTGTTGGTTGTAGGTATAATTGATACCGGCACGGTTACACAACTCCTTCAGCGTTATAATGATCGTCTTGACTGCTAACTGGTGTGAAGGTGACACGTACATCCCCGGTTCAATGCTCCGATATACGTCTTTCCCGAACCGTAACCGCCAATCAATAGGACAATTCGGTTGGGCATATCCCAGAATTGCCGTTGATGTTTGAGCATTTTGTCTTTTTTTATTTTGAACTTCACTCAATGATTATCTCGTCCTTTGTAACGTGCTGCTCCACCCGTTCTAATGCCCGGCCTTCAGTTCGGTCTGATATAAATTCAACGGCCCATCGTTCCGGTCTATTGCCAGTAGCTAACGCATACACATTCTC